CATTCTTATTAACTTCAAACTGATACTCGTCATGTATTGAAGCTACAAGTTTAACATCCAAACCTTTTATGCGTACATGTTTAATCATGTTACGTAACCATACTTTACAAGCGATAGCACCTGCACCTTGTATGATTGTATTAACTGCTTTATGTGGTGACCTAACATTAAAGAGTCTACCATCTAAACCTTTTACTTTACCTGACTGAGCAGCTTCTTCTACTTGACTTCTAAAAGATTTCAGTCGTGGTAACTCAGATAAAAATTTATCTATAAGTTGTTTACCAACTGCCATATCTTTTGAGCCAACTATTTGTGCAATCTTTTTTGCACCTGCTCCAAACAGAAAAGCATATATAAATGTTTTAGCTTGGTCTCTATCTGATAGTCCTGCCATATTCATATTCTTTGTATGTATATCACCATTCAATATCTCATGTGTATATTCAGATGTGTTAATGTAATGTGCTAACATTCTTAACTCTAGTCCTGAAGCATCAGTACCAAAGATAACATGAGTATCAGGCTTATCAGTTGTCCATACTTCTCTACACTCTTTACCATAAGGTGAATATGTAGCAGGTATCTGAGCCATGTTTGGCGAGTGATGACTCATTCTACCTGATACACAACGCAAAGTAAGGACACGACCATGCACTCTTCCAGTGGTTTGATTAACAACATCAAGCCAAGAAGAGATTTGAGACGTTCTCTTTTTTAATAATAAATATTTAGCTATTAATTTAGCTTCAGCTATGTTATCTATCTTTGACAACACACTCTCATCTACAATAGGTGAACCTTTATCAGTAAACTTATTTGGTTTCCAACCTAACTTCATAAGTCGTTCAGCTATTTGTTTACGAGACGCAAGATTAAACTCTTGATAACTAACCTTAGTAAAAGGTACACCCTTTACATACCCACGAGATTTGTTATTTACTTTAGGTAAGAACTCTTCCTCAAGCTTTAAAGGTGGAAAAGTTTTATGTACTTCTTTTTCTAACTGTTCAGCTTTATCTTCAAGCATTGCATGTAGACCACTAGCTTTCTGTTGGTCTATATAAAATCCATTGTCTTCTTGCTTAGAAACAATGGAACGTATATCATGCTCAAGTCTCAAAGAATAATTTGAAAATCTTTTACCCTCAAGTTTTAAATGATTGTAAACTTTATGTGTTAATTCAACATCACGTCTGCAATAAGTAAGCATCTCTTCACTAAACTCAGAGAAGTTATTGAACTCAAGTTTATTGAATCCAAATCTTTTACCCCAGGAATCTAATGAGTGTCCATTCTCACGTTCAGGATTGTATAGCTGAGACATAATTAAAGTATCTTCAATCTGTCCAATAGTAATCTTTGTACCTGTCAATCTATTTAATACTGGTGCGTCAAAGCCTATACCATTATGCATAATAATTTTATCTGCATGTTTGTTTATGAACGCAGGAAACTTATCATAACAATCGCTACCAACAAAAGCATAGTTATCATTTGTCTCCATATTTCTAGCGACAATACAATGTATCTTTGTTGCATCTAGTGAATCTGTTTCTATGTCAACTACTAAATTCATTATAAACTAATATACTCCTTAATCGTTTTTAAGTCAAATAGTTTTTGCAAACTAATTAAATACATTCGTGATGCGTTATGGTCACCACCATTTACAGATACTTTTCTTTCCAAAGAATCTATTATCTTTTTTAGATTCTCAGTTTTGAATACTAACGTGGCATATACATCTTCACCTACACATAGATTATGAAACCAATAGTCAGCTTCAGTTGCATTGATGCCTGAAGGTTTACCATAACATTCATATTCAATAGCTATGTTACCAGTTCTTTTCCAAACATCACGTTCAGATTTAACTTCAATCTTTTTATCTTGAAGCATATCTTTAATTAAGTCTTCTCTGACTTTGCCATAAGCTAAATCAATATCAAACTTTTTTCTGTCTTTACTCTTGGGTTTCAAACTCATCTGCGTTCTCCTTAAAAGGGTTTTCTATTTCAGTCATCCTGCCATTCTCAGCAGAGTATAGTAAGTAAGAACCAACTCCAGTAGTTCCTGCATATCTATTTTTAAGTACACGAATAGTGGAAGTATTCTTTGCAATCTCATCATCATCTTGTTGGTTTCTTTCCATACCAATCACTGCGTCAGATAACTGTGCGATTGAATGTGAACCACGCAAGTGTGATAAAGATACTTGTTTACCTTCTTCATGTCCTTTATCATTATCAAGTCTACGTAAGTGACAAGCTAATAACATACCTATCTTAGACTCATGACATAAGCTACGAAGTTTAGTCATAAGAATATCAATAGCTTTTCTTTCATTACCATCATCTCTTCCTGATATAATTAAACTTAGATGGTCAACGAATACCCACTTACAATCACAACCTTTAGCCATATAACGAATACGATTGATAACATCATCATCATCCATAGAACCAAAGTGGTCAAACAAAACTAAACGTCTATCACCTCTGAGTTCTTCAGACCATTTCTTTAATTCAGATGGTTCTTGTTTCTTCCACTCTTCAGGCTTATGTAGTTCTTTGTTTGCATGTATGCCTACCAAACCTCTGAATGTTCTTTTCTTTTCTTCTTCCAAAAACAAAAGACCAATCTTATCTTCAGTAGTTTTCCATATGTGATATACAAGTTCACGAAGTAAACTTGACTTACCCATACCAGTACCTGATGTAAGTGTGACGAGTTCACCAACACGCATACCATATAACTTATTGTTTAATCCTTTGAAAGGATAAGGAACAGAGTCAACATCATCCTCTACCCATAAGTCATCAACGACATCATCATACGTTACAATACCTGCAGGTGTATAGGGTTTAGCATCCCACCAAGTACGAGTAAACTGCTCACGTTTACCTGCCTTTAAATACTCATTAGCATCTTTTAATTCAAGATTAACTACCTTACATTTATTAGGTGGAAATATCTCTGATACTTTGTTAGCAGTTTCTCTACCAATGCTATCGCTATCAAAACATATCACAATATTCTCAAAGCTATTTAAGTATTCAAAGTTTTGTTTACAATCTCTGACTGCTGAAGCTACACCATTCTTAATTGACACAGTAGCATAACGACTACCAGTCATTTGAAAGACTGCCATAGCATCACACTCACCTTCAGTAATTGTAATGTACTTCTGTCCACTTGTAAACAAATGTTGCCCAAACAATTCAGACTCAGCAAAGTTACCTTGAGTTGTAAAAAGTTTAGGCAATGCTCTAATCTTGTTAGCAATATGCTTACCTTGTGCATTATAAAATGGATAGATATGTTTTGTAATCATACCATTATTAGCTAACGTAGTTACTCCAAATTTACTGGCAGTTTCTTGAGAGATATTTCTATCTTTCAATTCAGTCCTATCACCAACGTACAAGTCAGAATAACTATTAGTATTATTTGTAATAGGTGTTACTTCCACTCCTTCTCCTTTCTCATAATATCCACAGTCAGGTGTAAAGCAATGAGCACCATCAGTATAACGTGCTAGATTATTCTTACTACCACATTTAGGGCATTGTTCATGCCTAATAAATTTACTCTCCATCTTTAACATTTAACCCCCTAATGTAGTTTGTTATTATTATTTTTATCGTACATAAACTCAAAGATTTCATCACCTTCAGTTGGTTCTTCTCCCATACCTAATGCTATAAGTTCTTGAGCAGTATCATTTAATGCGTTCTGCATTGTAAGAAAACCATAGTAATCTTTTTCAGCTTTAGTTATAGCTGTAATGGATAATGCTCTAGCCATTAGGTACACAGTTTCAGGTGAATCATATTTAATTATTAACTCCATAATTATTTTATGGATAGCCATAACTACTTCTTCACGTTCCTTTATTGTTAATTTCTTTAATTCCACTATCAACTCCTTCCATTAGTTCAACAAATCCATTGATGTCTTCCAAGGAAACTTGTTTAATATTTGTTTCACCAGTCATAGTTAATATATTATCTACAAGAGATGTTGGTATTTCTTTATGTGTTTTAAATTTAGTTATCATCATTTACTCCTTCCTTAAAACCTTCCATTATTATCTGTCTTGATTTTAAGTCCTCATTATGAATTATATTTATAAGTTTGTCAAGATACCATTGTGCTTTTTTTAAATCTTCCAAAGGTTTTCCTTTATAATCATACCTCCAAAGATACTTTATAACATTTGCTTTTAAGTAACCAACAAACTCTTTGTCTGACATTGATGCTTTGATACCATCAATACATTCAATGCCATCTTTGTTATAATGTCTTGGGTTGTTTACATTATCGTAATTTTTTATAGACGTGTCCATATTCTTTATCCTTTCTTTTATCACCAAACTCTTTTGGTGTATCACACTTAACTGCCTTTACTTTATAAGGTGGTTTTGTTTTTTCATAAATTTTCATTACAGTTTTCTCACAGTTATCATATAACCTAGGTAAAACTTTTTGATAAATTTTATTATTATATTCTATCCATACAGTTACTAAAAAATATGTAAACATATTATCTAATCTCCATTGGCATTGGTACAACACATTTTCTTTCCTGCACTGGTATGTACTTAGGGTCAACTGGTACACCTTTAATAAATTTCTGCCTTATCATATGATGCTCCACTCCAATACACATATATCCTGATGAGCTAAGTTTACTTCTATCAATATCTCTTTTAAGATATTCTTCTTCAGCTATCTCTTCAGCATTATCACAGCTAGGTAATTCTCTGACGAATAGTTCTACCTCACCAACTGGTGAAGCAAAAGTTAAATACAATGCAAACATTTCTTTTATCATTTATCTAGTTCCTTTCTTACACACTTTTGTTTATAATATATATTACCCAAGAGTGTGAGGCTTGGGTTCTGTGGCTCTGGTTTTTTCTTACCAACGTACTCCCATACACAAGTCATAGTCTTATTATTGTTTGCACGTTGGTGAAAAAAGTCAAAGTTATCAAGGGTATAGATGTTAAATACTATACCAAGTATTAGTGTTTCAATTCCCATTAAAATAATCTCCTATAAAATATAATATTGTAAATAAAAATATACCCATCATAAATCCAAATAGGATTTGTAATATAAACCATAATGCTCTGTCAACTTTAGTAGACATAAACAACTTGTGGTAAAGGTGTATAATCTATTCTTCTATCAAGGTGTATGAATGTTCTTGCTACACCTACAGTC